AGAGAAGGTTTACCCCATTATGTTCAAGTGGTAAAAGATAAAGATTATGTTTACGGCACACATTTTGCGCCGCATGATATAGAGGTTCAAGAATTTTCTACTGGAAAAACACGTAGAGAAGTAGCTTATCAATTAGGAATAAATTTTAGGATTGTTCCTAAAGTAAGTTTAGAGGATGGCATCCACGCTCTTAAAATGGTTTTACCAAGATGTTTAATAGACACAGATAATGGTAAACCATTAATTGATGCTTTAAGACATTATCATCGTAAGTATAACGAGAAGATGAGAATGTTTCATAATAAACCGGTAAAAGATTGGTCATCACATGCTTGCGATGCAGCAAGATATATGGCGCTATCAATTACTGAAACAAGACAAAAACAAAATATTAATCAGAGTATAGCTCAAAGCGATTACTCAGTACACGGAGGATCATAAAATGGGATTTTTAATGCCTAAAGTTTCTATGCCAGCTTTGCCGCCAGAACCAGCTCCAGCTAGGGAGGTTCCAGACTACGATAGCGCTGCAAGAGACGAAGAAGTTAGATTACAAAGACAAAGAGTAGCTGCTGCCAGAAAAGGTAGATCATCAACAATACTTACTTCATCAAGAGGAGTAGAAGATGATCCAAGCGTAGTAGCTAAGAAAACTTTATTAGGAGGATAGTATGGGAGGAGTAGCAAGAAAAGTTATTAAACCAAAACCACCAGCGCCAGCGCCAGCGCCGATATACTCACCACCAAAAGCTGTTGTATCACAAGCTCAATCAACAAGTATGCAACAACTAGCAAGAGGCAAAGGCAGATCGTCAACAATACTTACTGGGCCACAAGGTTTAGGAGATACAAAATTAGAAGTTAGTAAGAAAAGTTTACTCGGAGGATAAATGGCAATTAACGCAACTGCAAAAATGGTTATTGAAAGATACAATAGCCTAAAATCACAAAGAAAAAATTGGGAAGAACATTGGCAAGAAATAGCTGATTATTTTTTACCAAGAAAAAATAATATTACCGAAAAACAAACTAAAGGTAATAAGAGACACGATTTAATATTTGATGGCACATCTACACATGCTTTAGAATTATTAGCTGCATCTTTAAATGGAATGTTAACTAATACAATATCACCTTGGTTTCATTTAAAATACAAAGACGCTGAAATGAATACAGACGATGAGGCTAAAGAATGGTTAGAAAGCTGTGGTGAAACTATGCACCAAGCATTTATGAGATCTAACTTTCAACAAGAAGTGTTTGAGTTGTACCATGAGCTTTTAGCTTTCGGAACGTCTGCAATGTTTATAACAGATGATCCTAAAGATGATCTTAGATTTAAAACAATACACATTTCAGAAATTTTTATTACTGAAAATGAAAAAGGATATGTAGATAGTTTAACTAGAAAATTTCATATCCAATATAAAAATATACCAGCTATGTATCCAGATGCGGTATTACCAAAAGTTTTACAATCTAATATTACAAATAATCCTTATGATGAAGTAACTATAATTCATTCTGTATATCCAAATGAGATAGCAATGGGTTATGACAACTCTAAAAATATGGATTATAAATCTTGTCATGTTCACGAAGAAACTGGAACATTACTAAGAGAAAGTGGGTTTAAAGAATTTCCTTATGTAGTTCCAAGATATTTAAAATCATCTTCTAACGAAGTGTATGGAAGATCTCCAGCAATGAACGCTTTGCCAGATACAAAGATGTTAAACACAATGTCTAAAACATCTATCAAAGCTGCGCAAAAACAAATAGACCCACCTCTTATGGTTCCGGATGATGGTTTTATGTTACCTATAAGAACAGTTCCGGGTGGATTAAATTTTTATAGAGCTGGTACAAGAGAAAGAATTGAACCTTTAAATATTGGAGCAAACAATCCAGTTGGTTTAAACATGGAAGAGCAAAGACGAAAAGCAATAAGAGAAAACTTTTTTGTTGAGCAACTCATGACAGTATCCGGCTCTAGCATGACAGCTACAGAAGTTTTACAGCGTACTGAAGAAAAAATGAGATTGTTAGGCCCCGTTCTAGGCAGACTACAATCTGAATTACTACAACCATTAATTACAAGATGTTTTAATTTATTAATGAAAAATAATAAATTTAGACCAATGCCAGAAGCATTAGGAGATCAAGATATAGAAATAGAATATGTATCTCCTCTTGCTAAAGCACAAAAAACTCAAGAGTTATCATCTGTAATGAGAGGTATAGAAATATTTGGAACAATGCAAAATATAGCTCCGGTATTTGATTATATTGATATAGATGGTTTAGTATCTCATATTCAAGATGTCTTAGGTTTACCAGCTAAGATTATGAAAAGTAAAGGTGAAGTAAAAGCTATTCAACAACAAAAACAGCAAGCGCAAATGGAGCAAATGCAATTACAGCAAGCTCAGCAAATTGCTGAGGCTGCGGGTAAAGCTGCGCCAGCTTTGAAAGCCAATGAATAATAAAGATCTAAAACAATTAGTAATAAACTATCAAACGACTTTTAAATCTGAAGGGGGCGAGAAAGTTCTCAAAGATTTAGAAAACAGATGCGGTTTCAATGTTACTACACATATAAAAGGTGATAGTCACGAAAGCGCATTTTTAGAGGGGCAACGATCAGTTGTTCTTTTTATTAAAAACATGCTCAATAAAACACCGGAGGAAAAATGAGTGAACAAACACAGGTAGCGGCTGCCGAACAACAAAATCAGCCGTCTGGAGAAACACAAACTACAACTCCAGTAGAAACAAACGAACCGGTAAATGTTGATTGGAAAACAACTTTACCAGACGATATAAAAACCGATGAAAGTCTAAAACATATTCAAGACGTTCCATCGTTAGCAAAGAGCTATATACATGCTCAAAAAATGGTAGGAGCTGATAAAATAGCTGTTCCTAACAAATATGCTACTGAAGATGATTGGAAAATAGTTTACGAAAAACTAGGATTACCAAAGTCGCCAGATCAATATAAATACGAGTTACCTCAAGATACGCAAGTTGATGAGAACACATTAAAAAGTTTTTCATCGCAAGCTCACAATTTAGGTTTATTACCTCAACAAGCAAAAGGGGTAGTTAAGTTTTATAATGATATGGTTAATAAAACTATGAGCGATGCTGATAATAAATCAATGGCGTTTCGTGAAAATTCTACAAAAGAATTAAAAATGGAATATGGCCAAGCTTATGATGAAAATATTAGCAAAGCAAAAAATTTAGCAAACTCAATCATTGATGCAAATTTTTTAAATTCACCAATGGCAGATGGAACAAAAGTTGGAGATCATCCAGCTTTAGTTAGAGGTTTAGTTAAATTAGCTGGAAAAATGGGAGAAGATAGTATCGTTCAAGCATCTGGGCCAGCTTACTTAACACCTAAGCAAATTGATAAACAAATTGCTGAGTTAACATCTGAAGGTTCAGCTTATTGGGATAAACACCATCCTAATCACGACGAAGCTGTTGAAGAAGTTTTGGCTTTACGAAATAAAAAAAATTCCGTATAAGCCGAAAATAACTTGGATAATCGTAAGACCCAAGTTGACGTAAGGAAAGACTTAGATCTACGAGATCTCAAATCTAGGAAGATCCGCAAGGATAATCAACCGAATATACTTAACATTAACACTAACTGAAGAAGGAGACTATTATGTCAACTCAAATAACTACTTCTTTTGTTGAGCAATATTCGTCTAACGTGAGTATGCTTGCTCAGCAAATGGGAAGTAAACTCAGAGGTGCTGTAGATGTTGAAAATATCAGAGGAAAAAATGCGTTTTTCGATCAAATTGGAGTTACTGCTGCACAAGTAAGATCTTCAAGACACGGAAACACACCTCAAATCAACACTCCACACTCAAGAAGAAGAGTAAGCTTGGCAGATTACGAGTGGGCTGATCTTATCGACGATCAAGATAAGGTTAGAATGCTTGTTGATCCAACAAGTAATTACGCAAAAGCTGCGGCTGCTGCAATGAATAGAGCAATTGATGATGTTATCATCGCTGCTTTTGATGCGGATGCTGCTACTGGTGTTGCTGGAGGAACAACAACTGCGCTTCCATCATCATCTAAATTTGCAACGTCAAACCAATCAGACGGAATGACAATTGCAAAATTAAGACAAGCTAAGTTCTTTTTTGACAACGGATCAGTAGACCCATCTCTTAAGAGATTTGTCGTGGCTGGGCCAAAACAAATACAAGACTTGTTAGCTACAACAGAAGTAACGAGCGCGGATTTTAATACCGTTCGAGCTTTAGCTGCTGGAGAAGTTTCAAGCTTCCTTGGATTTGAGTTTATCATGTCAAACAGATTAAGCTTAGATGCAACAAACACAGACGACAGAAAATGCTTCGCGTTTACAGAAGATGCTATTAAATTGGCAATCGGAAAAGACGTAGCAGCAAAAATAACTGAGAGAGCAGACAAATCGTATGCAACTCAAGTTTACTACTGTATGTCAATTGGTGCTACAAGAATGGAAGAAGAAAAAGTATTTTTACTTCCATGTAACGAGTAATAACCAATAAATTCTAGGCGGAGTTAAGCGAGAGTGGATCCCGCCTAGGATCCTTAATCACAAACAAACGGAGGATACTATGCCAAAAGGCAAAGGTACATACGGGTCTAAAAGAGGCAGACCACCAAAAAAAAACAAAATGGGAAATAAAGGAAAAAAGAAAAGATAATGAAAAAATTATCTTCTAAACAAAAAAAGATAGCGCGCGTAGCAAAACCTAGAAATAGGATTACGGGTGCTGATTTCAAAAAGCTACGTAAAAATAAAAGGAAAACTTATGGCTAAAAGAGGCTTATACGCAAACATTAACGCAAGAAAACGTAAAGGTATTTCGAGACCAAAATCTCGATCAACTATAACGAAGAAAGCTTACGCAAATATGCGAGCTGGCTTTCCTAAAAAGAAAAGGAAATAAATAAATGGCTTCAGTAATTGAGATATGCAATTCAGCGCTTTTACAATTAGGCGCGCAAGCAATCACTTCACTAACAGAAAATTCTAAAAATGCTAGACTATGCAATGCTAGATTTAATACTGTTAGAGATAGCGTGTTTAGATCTCATCCGTGGAATAGTTTAGTTAAAAGACAAAAACTAGCTGCTGATGTTGCTACACCTATATATGGTTTTGATTTTCAATTTACATTACCGGCTGATTGTTTACGTGTATTACATCTTGACGCTTACGATAGTAATTACAAAGTAGAAGGCAGAAAAATTCTTTGCAATGAAAGTTCAATTTTTTTAGTTTATGTTGCTCAAGTAACAGATCCTAACGAAATGGATGTTTTATTAAGAGAAACTATATCAGCTGCATTAGCAGCAGATATGGCATACTCAATTACAGCTAGCATATCTATTGCAAAACAATTTGAAGAAAAATATCAATTTAAAATATCTGAAGCTAGACATGCAGACGCTAGCGAGGGTCAAAACACAGATCCGTCTCAAGGCCCCGTAGATCAATTGCAAGCTGACGATTTTATAAACAGCAGATACTAAAATGGCAAAACAACTATTATCAGTTCCCAGCTTTACTGCTGGAGAGCTTTCACCGCAAATGGAGGGTCGTACAGATTTTCAAAAATATTTTAATGGCTGCACGCGATTAGAAAATTTTGTTGTTTTACCACATGGCCCCGTTATGAGGCGACCCGGAACACATTATGTTTCTGAGATAAAAAATAGTGCTGCTAAAACAAGATTAATACCTTTTGAATTTTCTACTGAACAAACTTACATTTTAGAATTTGGAAATCAGTACATTAGATTTTACAAAGATGAGGGTCAAATACAATCAAGCGGATCAGCTTACGAAATATCATCACCTTATTTAACTGCTGAGCTATTTGATATTAAGTTCGCGCAAAGTGCTGACGTTATGTATATTACACATAACAATCACGCTACAAGAAAATTAAGTAGAACGGGTCATACGTCTTGGTCTTTAACAGAAGTTGATTTTACTAATGGGCCATACTTAGATCAAAACACCACATCAACCACAATTACCCCATCTGCCACAACTGGAAATGGGATTACGTTAACAGCATCGAGCGGTATTTTTGCTGCAACAGATGTTGACAGACTTGTAAGTTTTTCTGGTGGTCATGCTAAAATAACTGCTTTTACTTCTACAACTGTAGTAACAGCAAATGTTATAGAAAATTTTGATAATACAAATGCTGTATCCACATGGAAGCTAGGAGCTTTTTCTGCAACAACTGGTTTTGCATCGTGCGTTTCATTTTTTGAGCAACGCTTGGTCTTTGCTGCAACAATAAGACAACCTCAGACAATGTTTTTTTCTAAGTCTGGAGATTATGAAAACATGACATCTGGAACCGCAGCTGATAGCGCAATGGTTTATACGATTGCATCAAATCAAGTAAACGTAATTGTAGCATTGAAAGCAACAAGAACATTAATTGTGATGACAACTGGAGGTGAATACGCTGTTAGCTCTGGATCTTCTCAAGATGCCATAACACCAACAAACATAAATATTAGAAAACAATCTAATTATGGATCTGCTGGTGTAGATGCTTTGTCTATTGGTAACGCAACTTTATTTTTACAAAGAGCAAAAAGAAAAATTAGAGAGCTTGCATATAATTTTGACAGCGACAGTTACCAAGCTCCAGATCTTACTATACTTGCTGAACACGTAACAAAAAGCGGTATTACACAAATGGATTATCAGCAAGAGCCATTTTCTGTTGCATGGTGTGTAAGAGAGGATGGAGTTTTAGCTGGGTTTACTTATAATAGATTACAACAAGTTACAGCTTGGCATAGACATATTATAGGTGGAAAATCTGATACAGGTAAAAGTATAATACAACAAAAAATTTCTTTTACTGCTAACGCTACTAATGTTTCTGTAGCAAATGACACAATAACTTTAACTGGTCATGGTTTATCTACTGGGGATCCAGTATTTTATTCTGCATCTTCTAATGTTATTGGTGGATTAAATACAAGTAATGTTTATTTTGTAATTTCTGTAGATGCTAACACAATAAAACTAGCTTCAACAGCAGCTAACGCTACTGGCGGAACAGCAATTAATTTATCATCTGCGCCAAGCTCAGATACAACGCAAGCAATTTACCAAGGTGTTAACATAGATACAGATATAATTTATTCATCTAACCATGGTTTTCAAACTGGAGATTTTATTTTTTATAAAAATTCTGGAACAGCTATAGGTGGATTATCTGAGAACACAAAATATTTTATAAATAAAATTGATGACAACCAATTTCAATTATTTAGTGACGAAAGTTTTTTAAATACAGCAAAAATAAATTTAACATCTGCACACACTAGCGAGCAAACAGATAAAATTCTTACACATGCTAAAGTAGAAAGTGTAGCTGTTATTTCTGGCTCTAGCGACGAAGATCAAGTTTATTTGATAGTGCAAAGATATATAAATGGATCAACAAAAAGGTACATAGAATATTTAGAGCCTTTTGATTTTAACAGCGACTTAACATCATTTTTTTATGTTGATAGTGGTTTGAAATATGCTGGAGATCCAACAACAACATTATCTGGTTTATCACATTTAGAAGGTGAATTACTAACTGTTGTTGGTGAAGGGGCTGTTCAAGCTTCTAAAACAGTTAGCAGCGGAAGTATTACTATAGATACGGCAGCTGAAGAGTTAACAGTAGGATTTCAATATTCATCTGATTTACAAACTATGAGATTAGATGAAGGTTTTACAGAAACAACACAAACAAAAGTAAAAAGAATATATGATTTGTCTGTTAGATTTCACGAAACTGTGGGAGCTAGCGTTGGGCCAAACTCATATACATTAACAGCTATAGATTTTAGAGATAGCTCGGCTTCTATGGATTTACCGGTTCCATTATTTACTGGAGATAAATTTATAGAATTTGATAGTGATTACGGAACAGAGGGGTTAGTTTATGTTAAGCAACCTCAAGCTCTACCGATGACTATTCTTGGTATATATCCGAGACTAGAAACGGAGAATGTCTAAAGTTATAATTATACCTTTTGAGAACAAACACGCAGAATACATTGTGTCTCAAAAAATGAACGACAAATTTTTAGAATTATCACCGCATCATAAAAAGTATGCGTATTTTTTAAAAGAAGTTGGAATGTCGTTTACGGGTGTAGTTAACAATGAACCCATTGCGGCTGGAGGGATTTTTCCTCTCTGGGAAGGCGTAGCTGAGGGGTGGGTTTTAGCTACAAATAAAATTCATCAATACCCCATAACTTTATCCAAAGTTATTAAACAAAGAACGGAATTGATGTGTTTGAATTATAAAATAAAAAGATTACAAACAAGTGTAAAGGCAGATAGTCAAATGGCTATCCGTTTTGCTGAATGGCTTGGTTTGAAACAAGAAGGAATAATGAAACAATATGGCCCCGACGGGTCTGATTATTATAGATATGCGAGGTTATTTTAAATGAGTTTTTTTGGTGATTTATTACAAGGCAGAGCTGCACAACAAGCAGCTAATTATAATGCTTCTTTAAAAGATAGAGACGCTAAAATACAAGAACAAAAAGGCAAACAAGGTTACGCTGTATATACAAATTATGAGCTACCTAAATTTAATGATAGTGCTGATAAAATTATAGGTGAAATTACTGAAAACTTTTTATCTAGCAACGTAGCTTATTCCGGTACTGTAAAAGATGTTTTGTTTGAAAATGCTCTAAACCTCGAAAGAGATAGAGATATGATGCAATACAACGCAGAGGTAAATAGAGATCAAGCATTTAATGACGCTATTAATACAAGAGCTGAAGCTGCGCTAGAAAGATATAGAGGTAAAGTTGCTAAAAAAGCTTCTTACTATCAAGCTGGTCAAAGCTTATTAACATTTGGGAAGGAATTTGCATAATGGCAATAAAAATTTATCAATCTCAAGTATCACCAACAAGCGAAGTATCTGAAAGAGAAAGTACAAGAGGAATGCGTATTTCTCTTGATGATGCTACGAGACCAGCAAGAGCATTAAAAGGTATGCTTAGAGCTGGTGAAGATTTTTATGTAGAGTATGAAAAAACAAAATCTGAAAACGAAGTTTTAGAAAAATCTAAAGAAGTTGAGTTTGGTGTAAAAGATGACAATGGTAATACACTTGTTGAAGGTTTAGGCGAAACAAAAACAAAAGTAAGTGAGTATGCAGATATGGATAAAGCTATGTCTGAATACAAAACAAATTGGCAAAATACAAAAGATAGAATAATTCCAACTTTAAAAGGTAAATTTTCTAAAAAACTATTCAACTCTTACATGGATAAAACTTATTTATCTGACAAATCTGCTATACAAACTAGCAATGTAAGAGGTATGTTGTATAAAAACAGAACCTTAAAATTACAATCTTTAGAACCTTTATATAAAATTTTATCTACAGCTGAGATTGGCAGCAATGAATACAAACAAGCTGAAAATAAACTTACTGAATTTTTTAAAGATCCTAGTAATCAAAAATTATTTGGTGGTAAAATAGCAGAATTAGAATTTACATCTAAAGCTACAGTAGATGTTTTAAGATTTAAAAGAGATATAAGTATTGATCCTCTTAAAACATATATAGATATTAAAAATCCACAAAACTACGCTAACCTTCCTACAGAAAAAAGAAACGAGTTAGAATTATCAGCTAAAAGATATGCTCAATCTTATGCAGCTAAAGAATTTGAAAAAAATTATCAAAAAGCTCTTAAAGGAGAAATGGGTACATATAAAAATGCAGAATTATTAACTGCATTTGAAGGTGAAAAAAATTATAATGAAATTTTTGAGCAATCTAAAGTTATAGATATAGTACAAGAAAACTCTAATATTATTAAGGAAGCTAAATACGGAGAGGCCAGCAAACTTATTAGCCAAATCAAGGTAAGCGGGGATAATATCAAACTGAAAGAAAAAGCTCAAGATGCAATACGAAGCGCTATAAGTGCAAAAAACAAAGCTATTCAAAATGATGCAGCTGGTTACTACATAACTGAAAATGAAGATGTAGAAGTTTTAACAAAAGAAGTTAACGATGCTTTTGAAAAATATGTAGAAACTAACGATGAAGCAGACTTAGAAAATTACAAAGTTAAATTTAATGAAAGAGCAGATTTTTTAGATCAAATTTACGAAGAAAAAGAAATACCAAAAAGATTTAGAACATACGTTACTCAAGCTGAAGCTAAAAGTATTGTTGCTCAATACAAAGCAACACCAAATCCAGCTAATCAATCTGCTTTGATTGAAAGTCTAAAATTACAATATGGTAACAAAAGTAGCGATGTATTTATGCAATTGCAAAAAGAAGGTTTACCATTTGGCGCTATGATGACAGCAAGTGTTAATAATCCTCAATTAAAAGATGACATTAACGACGGATCAATAAATATAAAAGCGTACGAAACAAATTATAAAACTGCTACTGGTTCAACTGGTAGTGACTTAAATAATTTAAAAAATAAGGTAGCTAAACAACTAGACGATTACACAGACGTTATAACAAATCAACCCGGCGGAGAAGTAAACGCATCTGGATTTATTAATGGTTTACGAGAAAGCATTTATAACGCTGCTATGGCAAAATATAATCGTGGAGTAGATATAGACGACGCTATCAAAGAAGCATCAAAAGAATTTTTACAAGACTATAGAATTTCTGACAGCGAAACATATTGGGTTCCATCAGATGTAAATGGTCAATCTGTATCTCAACAACATATTATGGCTAAAGCAGATGTTGTAATAAAAAAAATTAAAGACACAGATTATTTAAAAGAAATAAATCTGAAAGGCGTTGATGAAGATAACCAAGAATTAATTATTAACGATATTAAAAAAAATAGTAATTTTTATTTAAACGAAAAAGGCGACGGAATTGTTTTACATATTGATAGAACCAATGGTTCTTCTATTCCAGTTGTAGATGTTGATGGTAAAAGAATAGAAATTTTATTTTTAGATAATTCAACAACTTTACCTATAACAAATACACCTTTTGGTTACGAAGAAATGTACGAACCGGTGCAAGACGAAACATATATGGAAACTAATTAATGTTAAACGTAGGATTTAAAACATTTAATACACCAGAATATAAATACGACACATTAGGCGATACAGCTAATGTTGGAGTAATCCAAGGTATCAAAACATCTGCTAGACAAGCGTTTTCTTTAAATCCATCTGAAAGTATTTTTAATATTTTTGAAAGAAACGAAGCTTACAATGAAAGTAAAGTAGTTTTAAAAAAAGAAGATCTAAATAAAAAATATGCAGAGCTAGGTTTATTTTTTGAAAACGACACTAGAGAAGGTGTTGTAAATTATTTAGTAGAAAGAAAAAAAACTGAAAGAGAAAGATCTAGTATTATATCAAGAGCAAAAGGTGGTTTTTTCAATAAATCATTATATCTTGGTGCTAGTATTGCTGCTTCTTTTGCAGATCCAGTTAACATCGCAGCTGCTTTCGTTCCAGTAGTTAGAGAGGCTAGATTTGCTAGCATGGTTGGTCGTATGGGAGCAACAAGAGCTAGATTAACAAAAGGTTTTATTGAAGGAACAATAGGTAACGCAGCTATAGAGCCTTTAGTGTATGGCGTAGCAAAAAGAGACCAACAAGATTACACAGCCTCAGATGCTTTTTTAAATATCGCAGCCGGTGGTATTCTTGGAGGTACAGCTCATGTAACATTTGGTAAAATTGCAGATGGTTTAAGAAGAATACAAAACAAACCTAACATCTATCAAAAATTAGCTGTTGCTCATCCGAAACACCACGAACAATTATTAAGACATTCAGTAGCTAGATTAATAGATAATAAAAAAATTGATACTGGCGAAATCATAATGAAATCAAGAATGAATGCAGCGTGGGCAGATGAAATAGATAATTTAAAAAAAGGCATTAGAGATAAAATAGAAAAGGCTAGAGCTAGAGGTAATAATCAAGAAGTATTAAATGGCATGAAAGAGTTGGATCAAGTTAGAGAAAGCGAAACAACTCAAACAAGACAAGCAATACAAGAAAATCAAAGCACAAATCCGATTGAAGAACCTAACAGCACAGCAAGCGACAATGTATTAGCAGACACAAAACTAGAATTAAGAAAGCCAATACAAAGAACGATACAATCTGTTGAGGCTGAAGCTGAGGCTCAAGTAAATCGTATAAATGATTTAACAGCACAAATTAATAGAACGGGTTTAGCTGATGATATTGCAGATAGTTTAGATGAAATAAAAAAAATTGATAAGAATATAAAAGAAAAAGGCAAGCTTAGACAAGCTATAAAAGCTGGCACAAACTGTTTAATAAGGAATAGCTAATGGCAATAAAAAAATGTTTATCAGAAGTAAAAAGAGTTGCTGGTGAATTTTTAGATGATAACGAAGTTAATGAGTTGTTAACGAACGTAGAATTAAATTTAAAAAAAGCACAAAAAAGAAAAGACTTTAACGCTAGCGAAAATGATATAGCTGAAAGTATTGCAGACGGAGTAGAGTTTGAACAAGCATTAAATAAAAGAAATCTTGCTGAAGATACAATTAAATCAGTAGAGCAAGCTCAACACATTATAGATAATTTTGGAAAAGATCCTATTAAGGGTATTCAAGCATTATTAGTTGGTATTCAAGATTTTGGAGTTGGTTCAAGAAAATCTATAGGTAACGAACAAGACGCATTAGAAGAAACTTTTGTAAGAAGTTTTGTTTCTGATATGCAGAATGCCGGTTTAGTTGATGTATTTAGAGATAGTAAATTAGATTTAGAAATTAAAAGAGCTTTGACGGGTGATACTAATGTTCCTAAAGAAGCTATACAAGCTGCTGAAATAATAAAAAAACATTCTGAAAGTATTAGACAACAATTTAATGATCTCGGAGCTAATATTCCTAAATTAGATGATTGGATTTCTAGGCAATTCCATGATGCAGAAAAATTATACAAAGCGGGAGCTATATTAAAAGTAACAAAATCTAAAGACTATAAAGATCACATGGTTGCTTGGAGAGAGTTTATAAAACCATTGTTAGATTTAGATAGAACTTTCGGCAATGTAGAAAACGTAGATGATATATTAGATCAGATTTATATCAATTTAAGATCTGGCAGCCATTATGAAACAACTGGTGTTCAGCGTGCTTATGGTTCATCATCAATTACAAAAAAAGCTTCAGCTGAAAGAGTTTTACATTTTAAAGATGCCGAGGCCAGACATAACTACGACATAAAATTTGGCAGCGAAAAATTAAGTGAAGCTGTATTACATGGTTTGACTACTGGTGCAAGAAACATAGCATTAGTAAGAGGATTAGGAACAAAGCCTAAAGCTAATTTTGAAAGAACATTAAATATTTTACAAAATCATTATAAAAAAACTAGACCAGATTTAGATGGAGCTTTTAGGTTTGAAAGATTTAGAAAAGATTTTGCTGTTGTTGATGGTAGTATTTATAAAGTTGATAATTACCAAGGAGCAAAGATTGGATCTACAGTAAGATTTTTTCAAAGTACCGGTAAACTTGGTTTTGCAACGATTTCATCTTTTGCAGATTTAGCTAACTACGCTATAGAAACAAGATACCAAGGCAGAGGTTTTTTTGCTGGCTTGCATGAAGTAATGAAAGGTTTAGCTGGCGGAAACAATAAAGAAATTGTTGATGTATTAGGAACTGTATCTAATAATGTTATAGGTGGTGTAAATCAAAAAATGTCTTTTAGAGGAGACATGACGGGTAAATATGCAAACTTATCAAATTTATTTTTTCGTTTAAACGGATTAAACTGGTGGACTAACACTCTAAAATCATCAATGATGGTTGGTATTGCTAGACACCTTGGCCAGAAAAAATCATTAGCTTTTAATAAATTATCTGTAGAAGATCAACGTATGTTGACACTATATAAAATAGATAGTGGTCAATGGGATATGTTAAGATCTGTTTCTGCTATAGAGGCGGATGGTAAATTTTATATTACAGCAGAAAATTTAGAAAATGTAACTCAAGCTCGTATAGAAAAATATTTAGGAAGAAAGATTACAGAAAGAGAAGCTAGAAATTTTAGAAGAGATTTACAGCTTACTTATAGAAACTATTTATTTGATAGAGCTTTACATGGAACGCCAGAGCCAGACGCAGCCGTTAGATCTTTCATGTTACAAGGAACAAGAAGAGGAGAGGGTTTAGGTGAAATATTAAGATATATTGGCCAGTTTAAACAATTTCCCATGGCAATCTGGATGAAGGTTATTAGAAAAGAAATAGGCGGCAGAGGTTATTCACCAGCAGAAAATGGTTTGTGGTCTGGAGCTGTTGGTTTGACAAGCTTACTTCTTATGGGAACAATGATGGGTTATCTATCATTATCAGCAAAAAATTTATTAAGAGGTAAAGAACCGCCAGATCCTAAGAAAGCTGGAAACTGGGCAGCAGCATTCTTTCAAGGTGGTGGTTTAGGTATTTATGGCGATTTCTTGTATTCAGAGCTTAACAACAGATATGGCAATACTTTACAAGAAACACTATTGGGGCCAACTGTAGGAGATATAGCATCATTTTTAAGAGTTATAGGCGATATAAATGAGCCTAAAAAAGCTGGTAAAAAGCTATTACAACTTGCAGAAGGTAACGTGCCATTTTTAAATTTATTTTACACAAAGGCTGCTTACGACTACCTCATTGGTTATCAACTAAAAGAAATGCTAGATCCGGGGTATTTTAGGCGTGTAAGAAGGAAACAAGAGCAAACTCAAGGCTCAAGTTTTTATTTAAAACCATAAAAAATTCAATAGACAACATAGACAAACTTTAATATAGAGGGAAATATAGTGGGCGTATAGCGTCTATAAAAATTTCAAAAAAATTATTATGACAGTATCAAGTACAGTAGTACGAAATTCGTACGCTGGCGATAATTCTACTACTCAATTTACTTATACGTTTCCGATACATAGCTCATCGGAATTAAAAGTAATTTTAAGAAGTAGCGCTGGTGTCGAAACAGTACAAACATTAAATTCAGATTATACAATTAGCGACACAGGAACGGGAGGCACAGTTACCTTTACGTCTGCTCCGGCTAGTGGTGTGTCTATTGTATTAATTAGAGACACAAATCAAACTCAAGAAGTAGATTATTTAGCTAACGATCCTTTTCCAGCTGACACACACGAAGGAGCTTTAGATAAATTAACTTTATTAACTCAAGAGTTACAAGAAGAAATTGATAGATCTTTAAAAGTATCAAGAACAGCTCCAATCAATAATTCACAAATTACTGACGATGCTACTGCAAGAGCTGGTAAACTTTTAGGATTTTCAGCAGACGGAAATTCTTTAGACGCTACGATTGATGGATCTGGAGTTGCTGTCTCAGCTACAAATGCTGCTAACTCAGCTACAGCCGCAGCAGCTTCGGCAACGCAAGCCGATACTGCTAAAGTTGCAGCACAAACAGCTCAAGCCGCTGCTGAAGCAGCATTAGATACTTTCGATGATGATTTTTTAGGAGCTAAAGCATCTGATCCAAGCGTTGATAATGATGGAAACTCTTTAACAGACGGCTCATTATATTTTGATACTACCAACAACGTAATGAAAGTTTACGATCTTGGTAATACTCAATGGAAACAATTAATACCAACTGCTTCTCAACAAACTAATATTGATGCAGCTGTAAATAATTTGACTAATATAAATAATGTTGCTGGTCAAATTTCTCCAACAAATAACATTGGAACACTTGCCGGATTAAATACTGAAATTTCTGGTCTTTACGGAATAAGAAACGATATTACAAGTTTAGGATCTATAACTGCTGCAATCTCAGCTGTAAATTCTAACGAAACGAATATTAATGCTGTAAACAATAATAGTGCAAACATAAATACTCTTGCTGGGATAACAAATTTAGGAAATTTAGCTTCTGCACATGCTGACGTAACAGCTGTTGCAAATAATTTAACTTCAGTAAATTCTTTCGGCAACACATATAAAATATCTGCTAATGCACCAACTGGCGTGCCAGAAGGAACTCTTTGGTTTGATACTACTAACGACATAATGAAAGTTTACGATGGTTCATCGTTCGCCAACGCGGGGAGCAGCGTTAACGGAACTAGCCAGCGTAATAAATTCACGGCTACAACTGGGCAGACAGTTTTTAGTGGCAATGACGACAACGCGGTAGCTCTCGCATACGATCCTAATTTCTTAGATACTTATTTGAATGGCGTTCGTATTATAAATGGCTCTGACTACACAGCAACAGACGGCTCTACAATTACATTAACTTCACCGGCAAGTGCTGGAGATATTTTAAGTGTCGTATCGTTTGGAACATTTCAAATTGCTTCGTTTAGTGCAACAGCAATTACTTCAGACACAGTAGCGATAGCTAGAGGTGGTACTGGTTTGTCAAGTTTAGGTTCCGCTGGTCAAGCTTTAGTTGTTAATTCTGCTGGAAATGCTTTAGAATATGCAAATGCTAGCTCAGCAGAGGTTTATGGATTTGAAACTTATTACGATCCATCTACTTTAAATATAGCTGTAACTGTTCAAAATGTTGGCGGCGCAAATAAATATTTTATAGATGGTGTTCAACAAGATACATTAAATTTATTAGAAGGAAACACTTACATATTCAGTTACCCATCAGCTCATCCTTTTGCTTTATCTACTACAGCAAACGGAACGCACGGCGGAGGATCTGAATATACAACTGGAGTTACACGAGATACTGGAGCAAACACATTGACTTACGTTGTTCCAAGTAACGCTCCGCAACTTTATTACTATTGCACATTGCATAGTGGTATGGGTGGAACAGCAAACACTTCGGTTCCAGCTAATAATACAGTTAGATATATCACGACCAATCAGGGTCAAGATAACATCACCGCAAGTCAATACGCCAACTTCGATGATGTTTTATTTAGTGCAAGTGGTTTTACATTTTCACTAAGCAATGGCGATCTTATAGCTACAATATAACAAGGAGAAAAAATGGCTACAATAAATATAGGCAAAATTAAGTTTAACTGGCAAGGAACTTATAATGCTGCGACAGCTTATGCAATCGATGACGTTGTATCTTACAATGGATCGTCATACATTTGCATTCAAGCTAGTACAGGAAACTTGCCAACTGTTACTGCTTATTGGGATCAAATGTCTCAAGCTGGTACAAACGGAACAGATCTAACATCAACATTAACAACTCAAGGAGACATCTTATATCGTGATGGTTCTGGATTACAAAGACTAGCTGCGGGTACTTCTGGTCAAGCGTTGCTTACTGGAGGAGCTGGTGCTAATCCTAGTTGGGGTGAAGCTGGGGGTGGTGTATTATTACAATATAAATTTTCAGAAGATAACTCAAATAGAACTCAAAGTGGTAACTTTACCAACAATGGATTTAGCAACACATTAGATAATACTATTACACCTACTAAAGTTGGTTCAAAAATTTTAATCAAGACAAATAGTATTAGGTGGTACACTTATGGTGCTGGAACTTTAAAATTGAACATTGATGGAACTACAGTTGATAGTAAATCGCATACTAATTCAGCTTATCCAAGCGCAGACCAAACAGATATACAATTTAATTATTTATATACAACAACATCACTAAATCAACTTTCAATAACATTTACGATAACTGATAGTGGTAGTGGTGCTGGTTCAGGTGGTTTTAATTTTAGCGAAAGAAAAGGAATATTAGAACTATTTGAATTAGATATTTAACAACAATAGGAGATATAATTATGATAAAAACAATAGATGCTATATTAGCAATTAATCCAAATGCAAAAGTTAAAGTATCTGAAGGTAGTGAAAGAAATATAGAGTGGTTAGAAAATACTACGCCTATCTCTGACGCTGACATTGATGCAAAAATAACTGAACTACAAAATTCAGAAAACGCATCAAAAGTATCAGGTAATCAAAAACTTTTAGACTTAGGATTAACACAAGCTGAAGCAACTGCATTAACTGGTTACACGCCATCTGAATAATAAATAATAACTTAGGAGATAAAGTGACAAAAGCTCGCGATATAGCTGACTTTAAATTTGAAAATATAGTCGATACTGGTACTGAAGGAACTAAAGTTGCGTCTGGATCAACAGCGCAACGTGGATCTACAACTGGTCAAATTAGATTTAATTCTACAACTGGATTAGCTGAATATTATAATGGTACTTCTTTTACAGCTATAGAGGGTACACCAACAGTTACTTCTATATCTCCAACAAGTATTGATACTGATACCAATGCTTTACCACAAGATATAACAATAACTGGAAACAATTTTCAAAGTGGTGCAACAGTTACTTTTATAGACAGTAATGGTGTTGCAGTAAATTCTACAAGCGTTACATTTACAAATGCAACTACACTTACAGCAACAGTTCCTACTTCAGTAAATATTGCTCAACAACCTTTTGATGTAAAAGTAAATAATCCTAGTAATTTATCAGCTAGTTTAACTGATGCTTTACAACTTTCGGCTTCTCCTACTTGGACTACAGCAAGTGGCTCATTAGGAAATCTTGGAGATAGAACAGCATCTACTTTTAGTGTCGTTGCTACTGACCCTGATGGTGGTTCAATAACTTATTCTGAAACTACATCTAATGTTTTAAGTGGTGCAGGATTAACTTTAAACACATCTACAGGTGCAATCACAGGAACACCAAATGATGTAACTTCTGACACTACAATTAGTTTTACTATTAGAGCAACAGATAATGAAAGTGCTACAGCAGACAGAAGTTTCTCTATAACAATTCAAAAAGAACTTAATGGTTCTACTAGTTCTAGAGCATTTGTTAAAATATCTGATGCTGACCCTTATAGTGCAGGTACTTATTATATTAAAGATAGTGCAAGTACGACTACACAGTTATATTTCTATAAATACAATGGTTATGCTTATGCTACAGTTGGTGCTAGGTATCAAAGCACTGGAGCACAAGGAAGTATTAATACAAATAGTGCAGTTGGAACAGTAGGAAATGGAACATCAACTTTCCATTTATCGACTACTGATATAGCTTATTTATTAGATAGTACCCATAATACAGATGTATTAGGTATGATTATGATACCTCAACAAGCCACTGGTGCTTTAAGTTTAACAAATGCAAGAGGTAATTTATTTAGAATGAGTACATCAAGTAGAAGTGTTGTTAGTGATATATTTACAAATAATAATGCAGGAATATCAGGTAGAGGTGCAATTTTATGGAATTTAAGTTCAGCTAATCCAAGTACAGATTATCCTAGTTCAGCAAGTTCTAATTGGAGAGATTTCCAAACAAATGGTCACGAGGGTGGAAACCAAATATTATCAATCTTTGAAGATAATTCTATTAACAATGACGGAACGGAAACAACTGGAGATGTACCTTATGGAGTAAGATTTTCTAATGCTAACGGTGTAGGTTATCACGGTGGTTCACCAATGAATGATTTAACTGGGGGTTCAAGAAATTTAACTTCATCTCCACCAATATCATTATTTTTGGTAGCTAGATAATATGCCTAGAAAAAAAATTTTTTTAGGATCTGATCAATTATGAACGTGCTGCTAACTATGATATTGTGTTCAAGCATTCATGGTGGTTGCTTAGATCCTTTTCCATTTTCAAAACACGATAGTTATTACGATTGTTTAATATCGGGTTATGAAGAAGCAATAAATAAAACAAAACAAATAGGCAGATCTG